CATTTGTTAGATAAAGGATGTGATCACATCTTTTTGATTGAAGATGATATCTTTATTAAAGATGTGACAGTGTTTCACAAATATATAGAAGCATCCAAAATATCGGGAATCCAGCATTTCAATTTTTCCCAACATGGGGTTATGAATAAATCATTTGACTCCAATCGTGATCCAAATCCTAGAGTGATTATAAATTATGGGTCAATTAAAATTCCGCTGTACCCTCATTGCGTCGGTGCTTTTTCTTATTATTCTAAAAAATGCTTAGAAAATGTCGGTCTTATTGATTATAGATATTATAATGCATGTGAACATGTCGATCATACATATGAGATCATAAAATTCGGGATGCACCCACCTTTTTGGTATTTTGCAGACATTGAAAATTCTTGGGAATTTATTGGTGATGAAGAATGGTCCCCTCAAACATCATCTATACTTTCAAATCCAAAGGCTCATATGTTTGTAACTGATGCGGATAAAATTTTTATAGAAAAGCATGGGCATTTGCCGCAGCAAACTCCATTAGTGAATGAACAAGAACTTAAAAATATATTAAAAAAAATAAAAAATGAGCATACTGCATAATACATTAACACGAATACCGCCAGAGCATAAGATAAATATGTCATACCTAGAACTAGGATATGAAAATTTAGAAAATGTTGGGAATAATTTTAAACAAGTTGACGGATTTAAAAGTCAAATATCAGTAGATATGAACAATCATAATGCTACATATACTATGACTACTGATGAATTTTTTAAAATAAATAAACATAAATTCGATATTATCTATATTGATGCCGGTCATACTTATGAACAAGTATTATTAGATTACAACAATAGTGTTAAAGCATTAAACGAAGGAGGAGTAATATTTATACATGATCTATTTCCACCTAATATCGAATTCACCATTCCCGGTTATTGCGGAGATGGTTTTAGACTTTTATCAGACCTCATCATATTAGAACGGGATTTTTTAACATATATTCCAGACATGGGTCTTACCCAAATATTCAACAATAAAGAAATTAATTCGTATAGTAATATATCATATGGCGATTTTGTAAATTTGATAGCAAATAATAAGAAAACAACTGCGGATTTAGAAGAATGGGTTGTTAATTTTTTAAAGAATATATAATATGGATTTAACAATTCTAACTTGTAATTACAACACACCCACGCTTGTCATAAATTTGATTAAAAGTCTTAAATTAGTGTGTGCCGAACTTCCAGATATATTAGTAGTAAATACTTCAACTGAAGAAGAATCGAATAATATTTTAGAAAAAAATAATATCAGACATTTAAATCTTCCAAGTGGAACGCATGGGAATGGGGTGAATTTAGGACTATCTAATATTACAACTCGTAATGTGTTATTAGTGGATACTGACATATTATTTTTACAAGATTTTAGAAAGCCTTTTGAAAAATTTAAAGAAAGAGGTTTGACTCTTATGGGTAAAGTTGTTGGAGATTGCGGTAATAAAAAATTATACCCAAGAATAGAACCATGGTATTGTTTCATGGACCTGCACTCTCTGAAAAAATACAACATTCAATTTTTTGATCCGATCAGAAGTAAAAAAATAAATCCGAGTGAAAGAGTTTATGATATTGGTTCAACTATGTTTGAAGATGTAATAAAATCTGAATTATCGATTGGAGATGTCGATCTAGAAAATAAATATTTCAAACATTATGGTGGAATGTCTTGGAGGGAACAGAAGTATAATCCAAATGATATAGATACAGATATAGATTTTGGTGGAACTCACCCACATAAAGGAATTTATGATCTGGCATTGAGAGTTAAAAATCAATATTTAAAAGATGTCGAATATCTAAAAAATGTAATAATATGAAATATAACTTAACAGACACATCTATAATAATTCATTTTCGAAGAGATTTTATAGATAGACTTAATAATTTAGAAACTATCGTAAGATTCTTAAATAAAAATTTTAACTATAAAGAAATAATAATAATTAATGATGATTCGGTATTGGATGAAGGAATGTTACAGTTTAAAAATTCCAAGGATAATATAATTGGGTTATTTTATAAAAATAGTGGAGCTTTTAGAAAAGCGGATGCTTTTAATATAGCGGCTAAAATATCGACTGGACGAATTTTATGTTTTTACGATGTAGATATTTTGATAGAGCCTATCTTCTTAGAAGAAGCACAAACCCTTATATTAAATGGACATTATGATCATATATACCCGCATAATGGCGAGTTTATAACTGTAAAAAAGGAAGTATTTAATAAAATCCTTCCAACATATGATTTTAATTATATGTTTAACAATCAAAAAACGGAGAATTTTGAATGGGCCGCTGGAAATTCTCCGGGAGGGTGTAATATGATTTCAATAGAAGCATTCAATAAAATATCTGGATATGATTCTAGATTTCTTGGATGGGGGTTCGAGGACTCTGATTATAAAAATAGATCTATGAGAAAAAACAGAGTTAAACACATAGAGTCTGATAGAGCTGTCTGTTGGCATTTACAACACGATAACTCTATTAAAGCTGAAAACCCATATTATAACCATAATTATCAAATATACATAGAAAATAACAGATGAGAAACGCATTATTTAAAAGAAAAACCGATTATTTCATAGAGACTGGTTCATATATTGGAATAGGCATTGATATCGCAATTCAATCTGGATTTTCTAAGATATTTTCAATTGAAATTCATCCAGATTTTTATAATCAATGTAAATTAAAATTTAGTGATAAAAATCATGTATCTTTAATATTAGGAGATTCATTTTTTGAATTAGAAAAACTTTTAAATCAATATCCAAATACACCGTTTACCTATTGGTTAGATGGGCATTATAGCGGCGAGGGAACGGGGTATGGATTTAAAGAATCGCCATTAATAAAAGAATTAGAAGTCATTATGAGCAGAGGAGTGGATGGAGAATTGATATATGTGGATGATATGAGAATATATAGAACATTTGATGATGAGCTAAATTCTAATTCTATAAAAGAAACTATAAAAAAATATAAACCTAACGCCACCCTTTGGTACGAGCCGAGTCAGTATGATCCACAAGATATTTTATGTATAGAGTATTAAATTATGTTAATTGAATTTAAAATATTAAAAGATAAATATAATATCATTCCTATTGGAGTTTTTCATGTGGGAATGCATAAGGGCGAGGAATATCCAATTTATAAACAAAATGGAGTCGAATCTATAATTTTTGTAGAGGCGAATAGAGATTTAGCACACTCTTGGTCATCTAATAATGATGATGAATTCTGCTATGTTGTGCATGCTGCTGTTTCTGATAAAGTGGAAGAAGTTGAATTTCATATAACCAACAATGGAGAAAGCTCTTCTATTCTCGAATTAGGAGACCATGCTGCGATTTATCCCCATATTGTAAATGTCAAAAGTGTTAAAATGAAAACTACAACAATCGATTCAATCAACCGTAAAATTGGATTGAATGAAGCTGCTTGGAATGTTTTAAATCTAGATATACAGGGAGCTGAATTAAAAGCATTGAAAGGTATTGGAGACTGGCGATTCATCGAAGCTATTTTTACAGAAATTAATTATAGAGAAATGTATAAAGGATGCTCGTTGGAATCTGAAATTACTGAATTTTTATCTTCTAAGGGATTTACAAAAGTTGAAGAAGTTGACACAGGAAGCGGTTGGGGCGACGCATTATATATAAAAAGATGAATAATTGTTTCGTTAAAGTCTCTGGGGGGATTGGAAATCAGCTTTTTCAATTAGCTGCTGGATATGCATATTCCAAACAATACAATAAATATTTGTATATAGACGATTTGCACTGGCAGGCAAGCCAAGGAACATCACCTAAAACATATCAATCCAGCATATTTCAAAATTTCGCATATTGGAAAGGTGGTTCGGATCATGTGTGTGATGTATCTGAAAAAAGATTCAATTACGATCCGTTACCGGATGTGGAAGGTAGTGTTGCGCTGCATGGATACTTTCAATCATTGAAATATTTTCAAGATTATAAGGATGAATTTATATCCAAATTGACATTACCAAATGTTGAATTTGATGCTGATAACACTATAGCTTTTCATATAAGACGAGGGGATTATCTGAGATATCCAGATATACACCATGTTTGCACGACTGAGTATTTCAATGTTCTATTTGATAAATTTAGAGACAAGTATAAAATACATGTATTTACTGATTCTCCAGAGTATGTATCCGAAGAGTTCAACGGATATGAATTTGATATACAAAAAACTGAATCAGATTTACATGATTTAAGTCTGATGTCCAAATATACGAAAATAGTTTGTAGTAATTCATCATTCTCGTGGTGGGCTAGTTTACTAGGACATCCAAATAAACAAATAATTGTCCCAGAAAGATGGTTTGGGTTAAATTTCGAAAACCATGATGACATTTACAGATCTGATTTTATTAAATTAAAAATTTTATGAAAGTATTAGTAACTTGCCCAACATACGGTAGAATCCCATTTTTGGGACGGCTGCTTGCTAGTTTTTTAAGTCAGGATTATTCTGATAAACATTTACTTATAATAAATGATGATAAAAATATAACATTAACATGCGACTATGAAAATGTAACTTGTATAAATCTCAATAGGAAAATTTTATTAGGTGATAAAAGAAATATAGCTGTTAACTTTCAAAAGTATGATATTTATATGCCGCACGATGATGATGATATATTTTTACCTAAAAGAATAACAAATCATGTTTTGAAACACATTGAAAATCCGACGATATCATCATATACAAATTTAAAATCTTATGTCGTATATGGTAATGAATTTATAGTTGCTGGAAATCCACCGAATGCGATATCGTTTACAAGATCAGCATTTTTCAGTGTTGGTGGGTATGAGATTGATGTATTGAGCGGGGAAGATACTGAATTTTATGACAAGTTATCAAATAAACTAATAGGAGATGATTCATCTAATATAGATTATGTTTATAATTTTGGAGGATTGAATTATCACACAACATGTACATCAGAATCTGCCATAATTAAAATAGCATTTGATCAACTTGTTGAGTTAGATTTAGTTGGAAAAATATACAATATAATTCCAGATTTTGAAGAGTATAATAAATTTGTGATGTTGGACGAATTGTACAAAAAAGAAGGAAAAAACATCATTGTAAAACACGAAGGTCTTGGTAAGATCTCAATTTCAGATGTTCAACGCAATTAACCACATACTGTTCGAAAAACCGAACCCCCAAATCGACGCAGGCGCACTTGACGAATTCTCTCCTTATATGGTGAATCGGTATTTTTCATTTTATGGAAATTGCGATTATGTTGATTACATCAACGAAACTACAAATACATACCATTCAATCTTTAAAACCCCGGAAGAGCAGTATAAGTTTTTCGAACATGTGATTCCTAAAGTTAAAAGAAAGAAAATAAATTATATTAAGCGTCCTAAGAAAACGCAAAATAAAGACGAAGCGCAAAAACAAATACCTGATTTTTATTCTATAAAAGAATGGGAATTATTGACAAATACTAATGTATAATTAAATGTATGTATGTCAGTATCCGTAGATATATTAACGCCACAAAAGTCCCATATTGATTTAGCAGATCGCGCACTTCCGAGCGATTTCGGATTAGATGATTACAAATTATCAAAAGTATTTGATGATGTTATTTTAATTGAATACTGCGATGTTCATGGAGCCGAGGATGGCTCTGAATACATCCTCAGAGGAGGAATCGCAGTTCCGATCAACCAAGTTCACAATGCTTGGAGAAAAGGAACTGTAGTTCTTATCGGACCCAATGTGAGGTATACCAGTGTTGGTGAGATTGTAGTATTCCCGAACAATATGGGTATTCCAATCACCAATTTGGAAGTTGAGGGATATGGAAAACTTAAAAATGGGTTATTCATCAATGAACAAAGAATGTTTGGAATTTGTAAATTGAATGAGAAAGGTTGATAGAGTAGAACTGGAAGTTCTCTTAGCATTTAATGTTTGTGAAATCATCTTCTTTAGAAGACGACCTGAGCGCACAAAACATCGAAATAAATTAATATGTCGAATGCTGTGTACTAAATCCAGATCGCTTTTAAATTCATTGAATGGTAAAACATCTTTAGGATTCAGGCCCCAAAAAGGCCCCAAGAAAATAGATGATGTTAAACATAATGTCGTGGTTACATGGGATATTTTTATGCAAGACTATCGGAATGTTTCCATGGATGCTTGTTTTTTAGTGAATCAATTCCCAGCGAATGATACTTTCTGGAAATATTTCAATGATAATTTATATACCATGACAGCGGATCAAAAAGAAAATTTCAGAAACACTATATAATTATGATGGATCACGTAGAAGATGAATTGAAAAAGTTAGTTCTTAAAAATGTTACTTTTAAGATAGATAACAAGGTTTTAAGAACTGGTAAAATGCAAATCTTCAATACTAAACAATTCTTCATTAAATTTAAATTATCAGTGAATGGAGCTGAAAAAGATTACGAATTGCCGTATCCGTATAAAATTAAAAAAATAAACGGTGGTGTGATGTTTGATTATTGCTTGAGCGCGTTCTGTCCATTCAAGGACGAAATGTATTACAAGTTGCTGCTTTGCGACAAGAGCAACGCTGCGAAGATTCACAACCGATATTTGACCATCGTTGCGAATGGTGATTGACATTGCCTGAAAATCGACTAGACTGACCCCGATGTCAAAATTGATTTTAAACTTCCCCGAGCCGTATCAGCCAAATGATAATCAGGTCAAGATCCTCAATGCTATTGAGAAGAGTATTGCGAATAATGAAAAGTTCATTATCTGTAATGCGCCAACAGGATCTGGTAAATCGTTTTTCGCTCCAACATTGGCAAACTATGCCGGTGGTCCTTCTGACGAATGGAAGGAGAAGGTCAATAATTACAGTATTTTTCATGACGATGCAGTTGAATTCGTCAACGAAGTTGAACCGTTCGGTGTGTATGCATTGACCATCACCAAATCTCTTCAAGATCAATACAAAGAAAGTTTCGATTTTGCAACTCTGTTGAAAGGGAAAAGTAATTATCAGTGTGAATACGATCCAGAAGTCAGTGTTGACAATGCTCCTTGTTTGTATGTCAAGGGATTGAAGAAAGAATGCTGGGAGTGTAATCGTTGCACATATTACAATGATCGAAACTCCATGTTGAAAAGTTCATTTGCTACTCTGAACTACAGCATGTATTTCTCTCTGCCTGAACATCTCAAGCGTCGTAAAATTCTAGTGCTTGATGAAGCGAGTGAATTGGAAGAACAACTTGTCAATCAGTTTACTTGCGAGATTGATATTCCATTTTTGATGAAGACTGAAACCTCAGTCTCTGCATTTCCTTCGGATGATAAGGCTATCAGTATACTCAATTGGCTGACGAAATTGTCAGCTTCAATTGCATCCAATGTCAGCTCATACATGGAATATCTAAAAAATAAGAAGAATAAAGATTCAGAATTCCACAAGAAAAATGGAGAGTGTAACAAGCTTCAAAGACTACAGGCTAGTATTGATTTGTTGATATCGACATACTACGATAGTCAATATATCGTAGATAGAGTTGACAAAGCTATTAAATTCACACCACTCAAGGTTGATAAACTCAGCAAGTATCTGTTTGACAATGCTGATCATGTTATTTTGCTCAGTGCTACAATCATCGATCCATCGTCATTTGCCAGAACTCTAGGCATTCAAAATTATAATTACATAGAAGTAGATTCAAATTTCGAAGCTTCGAAATCTCCCATTTATATTCTCGCCAAGCAAAAAATAAATTTCCAGAATTTGAAATCTCTTCTGCCTACAATTTGCAAGCAGATTGAGGGAATATTGGAAGAACACGCTGGTCAGAAGGGAATTATCCACACTCACACTCAATACATCACTGACTACATTAGAGATAATGTAAAAAGCGATAGATTGCTTTGCCGAGAAGCCGGTGTTAAAAATGAAGACATTCTAGAAAAACACACGCAATCAAGTAAAGGCACTGTATTGGTCTCACCATCGATGACATATGGTGTTGACCTGAAGGGAGATCTAGCTATGTTTCAAATTGTCATGAAAGCACCTTGGCTTCCAACAAAGGAGTCGAGAATTGAGAAAATGATGAAAATCGATGCATCTTGGTATGTGAATAAGATGCTGTGTACTCTCGTACAGGCTTGTGGACGAGGTGTTCGAAGTGAAAGTGATGAATGTGTCACATACATTCTAGATGGTGGTATTTTTGATTCTATTGCAAAAAATAAGAAAAAGTTGCCAAGATATTTCTTAGATAGACTTCAATAACGCGATAACCCATCGTTTCTCTTAAATATTTGGGTGATACAATACTCATATCATAGAGAACAAATAGACATGCTTATGCTGTTCACCGCAGCATTTGACGATGCGTTTATATATAGATACAATCAAGTTACAAAACAAAGCGAAAGTAGAATAGATGTTCGGTATGTTCATGGACCAAAGCATCGAGTAATTCATGATATTGTATCCAAAGAAAAAAATCTAACATTACCAGTTGTTGCAATTGAACAAACTGGACTTGCTAGAGATCCAGACAGAGTAGTACACAAGCATCAAAACATATACAGACCGATGGCGAATGACAACACCCGAATGGGTAAGTTGCCAACTCCAATACCGGTCACGATGGATGTTAAAGTTTCCATTATTGCAAAATATAAAGAAGATATTGATCAGATAGTTCAAAATTTCGCAACTGTTTGTAATCCGTATTTTGTAGTTTCTTGGAAAATTCCAGAGGAATTTGGATTCAATTTCATTGATGAATTGCGAATCCAAGTTGAGTGGGCTGGAAGCGTTTCATATTCCGCTCCAACTACGCTTTCAAAAGATGACAAATATAGAATCACAGCAGACGCCAACTTTACGATCAAGGGATGGTTATTCCCACCCACCGTTAATCCAGAAGGTATAATTTATAAAATAGATAATAAATTTATAAATGCTAGTTTAGCTGGTCGTTTGAGTGTGTATGATAGCTACCCCGCACTATCAGCAAAATACACCGAGAGTGAAACTATATCCATATCAGCATATCCAACATTCACGAATTTGTATTATGCCAGATCTGCAACCATATTACCAATTACAGAACCGATAACCATCAGATCAAATTACGATAATTCGTTTTTAATATTGGGTAAGAGATTTAGCTATACAAATAGTTGGTATTTGAGTTCAAATTCAAATTATTCCATCGGAACATTCGAAGAAATTAAAATGGATAATTTCCCGACAATATCAGCTTATCGTTTGCCAGATTCATTAATCACAGTTGAATCTGACAACACAGCTAGAATAAATCTTCCTGTAAATTCACTTTCAGCGCTTAATAATTTTACTTTTGTAACTTCTAATAGTGCAGGGTGGACTTATTGGCCTTTTAATCTAAATATTATCTAAATAAGATATATGGCAGGCTCCGATAGTTCAAGCACCCAAAGCAACAATAAAAATTTTGTAGCTAGAGATGGAAGATCATCAACTTTTGATAGATCTATGACATCATTTCTAAAAGCAAGATCGCCATATGCTTATGACGTTTTAGACACCGACGAAAATAAAAATACAAAATATAAGTATTTCAAAAAGGTTGGGATGCGAAGACCGGAGGCTATTGCGAAAAATTCAATAGCTCTCAGCAGCGAATTCAATAACACTCCATATGGATTCATGCACAATGATTCCAGTTTCGGAGACATCATGTACGCAACTGTATCTGAGGATAAACCGGGTCGTCTCAGAGACTATAGAACGGTTGCGGCGTATTCAGAAGTCGCTGATGCTTTGGATGAAATCTGCGATGAGTGTATCAACTACAATGACAATAAAGAAATTGTAGTTTTAAACTTCATAAATGATAATTTAAAATCAACAGAAAAAGAAGACTTGCATGATGAATTCAGCAAATTCATTGAGTACTTTGATTTAAAAAATAAAGGTTGGCGTTATTTTAGACAATTTTTAATTGAAGGAGAAATATTCTTTGAGAATATCATTCACAAGGATTATACCAAACAGGGTATTTTAGCAGTTCAAAATTTACCAGCAGATAATATAGATCCAGTGTATGGCAACATACAGAACATGTTGATCAAGGGATTCTTGTATAAAAAACCAATTTTTGATTCTAAAGACAAGAAGCAAATCGAGAGATATGAGTATATACCTTTTGAGGAGAATCAAATTATATATGTCAATAACGAACAATACAACGAGACTAAAGATTTCGTAATTCCATTCATTGAAAATTGCAGACGCTCATATCGTCAGCTTTCCATGATCGAAGACAGTGTTGTCATTCATAGACTTGTACACGCTCCTCTTCGATTCATCTTCAATGTCGATGTAGGAAGAATGCCTGTTCCTCAAGCGGAGTCATACTTGAGAAAACTTCAACAACAATATTGGTCAACAAAAACATTTGATAGTGATCAAAACGACATCGTTAAAAAATATAATCCGCAGAGCATGTTGGATAGTTATTGGTTCGCTAAGAGACAGGGACAGGAAGCTACAAATGTTCAGACATTTGGAGGTCAACCAAGTGATGGCAATCTAGATGTTCTGGATTGGTTCCTGAAGAAATTATACCGCTCTCTAAAAGTCCCAACCAACAGACTCAAAGAAGATTCTGGAGTGTCTGATGGTTCTCAAATGCTGAATGAAGAATTGAAATTTGCCAAGATGATTGTTCGTCAACAGCAAAAATTCGCAGCAGGCATTAAAAAAGGATTTATAACACATCTTAAATTACGAGAAAAATTTGAAGAATACGATATCGAAGAGCAACACATCGATATTGAATTTGTCAAGCCCGGCACATTCTTCGAGATGCGCGAAAATCAAAAGAAACAATTAAAAGTTGACATGTATAACAGTGTTATCGGTACGCAGAATGTTTCTGATATCTTCGCCAAGAAAAAATATCTAGAATGGAGTGACAAGGATATATTAGCTGATAGAGAGTTTAGAAGAAAAGATGCTGAATTCCAGTGGGAGCTTCAACAGATCGCTGCAATGGGACCGGGCTGGAAAGCTCAAATGACAGCGCAAGCAGCGCCCGTGGAGGGTGGTGCCGAACCACCTCCGATGGGAGGCGGTGGAATGCCTTCAGGTGGCAGCGAAATGCCACCACCGTTTGGTGGCGGACCAGCAGTTGAAGCTGGTGGAGGAGAAACGCCTGAACCGTTTGGCGGGGAGGCAAATACAACTCCACCTACAGGAGAAGGTCAACCAGAATAATATAACCATTAAATAATAACATGTCCGAACTTTGTCAAATTACTCCGATTAGTGCATTCATGTCAACTAATCTCAATTCGAAAATTGAATGTTACCAACAGTTGGGTGAACGCATAATGAGAATGTTGGGACATCCCATCATCAATGTGGAAATACACCCCGATCAATTATATGATGCAATATCAATGTCTGTTGAATTCTTCACAAAGTATGCGGGCTATACAAGAGAATATTTAATTTTCGATAGCAATTTATATGAGCCGAATAAAGGGTTGAGATTAGATCACCTGTTTACGGTGGCGAACACTGGATTCACATTATCACAGCGGTTAGCAGAACCAGCAAGATCAAATCCAGACTTCACAGTTGATATTCCGAAAGCTCTCTATGTATCACTAACATCAATACCGCAATCATATTTTTCTAGTAGCAGCTCATTGAGTTCAGCAGTTGCGTCAGATGGCATCTATGAAATGCAAGTGATTGATGATCTTATATATAAAGAGTTTGTAAATTATAGCCCATCACTCAGCTCAGTGTTTAAGATGTCACCGCAGAGAGTGATTTCTTCTCAGTGTCAACCAGTTGCAAACGCTGTTCAATATAACAACATGTTTGATTATGATGTGATGGATTACCGTAAAGTAATCTCAGTCACCGACTTTGAAGAAGGCAGCACAACTGGTATCAACACATTGTTCACATTGGAACAAACATTGGCACAGCAGACATATTTCAGTTATGCGATGGGTAATTATGGATTCGATCTTCTTTCATGGCACACTATGAAAGATTGGATTGATACAAGAGAGAAGCTCTTAGCAATAAGAAGAGATCTGCATTTTGATCCAAGAACACAGTATCTCAAAATGTACCCACAACCAAAAAATACAAGATTCTATGGTGTGTTGTCTTGCTATGTAGAGAAACCAATCCGAGATATAATTAAAGAAAAATGGGTTCTTGATTATAGTATAGCATTAACGAAAGTTATGTGGGGAAGAATCCTAACAAAAATAACTGGAGTTTCTTTACTTGGAGGTGGAAATTTTAGTGGAGATACAATCCTAGCTGAAGGAAATAAAGAAAAAGAAGCATTGGAACAAATGCTGGTCGAAGGTGGATATGGTGACTTTGAGCCTCCGATGTTCCTTATTTCCTAATGTTATTAAAAATAATTTGACATAAAAAGATCATACTTTATAAATACATGTATAATGAGCAAGCGTCTATCCCAATGTGATTTCTTAGAACGATCTAAAGAGATACATGGCGAAAAATACAATTACAGTTTAAGCGAATATGTTTCATCTTCAAAAAAAGTTAAGATAATATGTTCCAAACACGGTGAATTTGAACAACTTGCATCCGATCACCTCAGAGGCATGGGATGTCAAAAATGCGCCCGACTGTCGAATGGGAAAAATAAAAGAATTGGAACTGATGAATTTGTAAAAAGATGCAGAATTACACACGGTGATATGTATGATTATTCAGAAGTTGAATACAAAACATCCAATGATAATGTTATTATAATTTGCAAAGATCACGGAAAATTTAAACAATTACCTAATGTTCATTTATCTGGAATTGGATGTAGAAAATGCTCATACGAAGTGCGAAAAGATGCATTGAGAGATGATACAAGCTAATTTATCAAAAAAGCGAGGTTTGTTCATGGTGATGAATATGACTATTCCAGTGTAGTATATAAATCAAACGATCAACTAGTCGATATCCAATGTAAAAAGCATGGAATATT